CCTTTAAACTCACCTACGCAAATCTTATGCAACAGGTCAGTCTTCACTGCATCAGCCATAGTTGTGTTACGTTCTTTGTATGTAAGCTCCATGTTCACCATTGTTCCCATAGTCTGGTCGCCAATCTCACCTGTCACAAGCAAAATATTCTTATCTTTTGCAAGCTCTGCAAACGAATTCTTCAGCGATGGATAAAAACTTACATTCTTGAATTCGTTATGCAATATCTGCTTATACAGTCGCATATACTCCATGACTGCGCATTGGTCACTTACTACTGTTAGCGGAATGCCTCTTTTAACCAGTGCATAGAACACAAGCGTGCTGTCAATACCGCCACTCAACAGCAGATATACGTCCCTGCCGTTGATGTTCTTTACAACATTGTCGGTCGCATCTTCGATAGCATCTTCTAATGTCACCATCTTTTTGTCCGGTACAAGGGAAATCATCTTGCCCCCAATATTCAATGGGTCTGTCAGTCTGTTATATCCCTGATACGTAGAGTGATGCACCAACGTCTGTGTGACAAGATATTTCTGATTATCCTTGTCTTTTGGCGGTTTTAAGATTATTTTGTGAAACACTTCATCGTAATTCATTGCTCAACCTCACTGAATTCAATACACTTCAATTCATCGATAGTCTTTGCTTTGTTGATAACGTCAAGCCATTTTTCATAATAGCCTATCAGTCTATCGTTTGTATCAGCAATCTTGTTATGACGTTCCATGATACGCTCAGCCATAGTCTGTACATCAACACATTCAGCCTTTGCAAGTTCCTGTAACAGTCTGCCCTTTTTGTTATCGTTGATATACGCAAGAGCCTGTTTTTCCATTGCAAGAAATGTTCTCTGCCCTACTGTTACCCTGTACATAAACGCATCCAGCAGTGTGTTTGCCACAAGATTGTTAAGCTCATTCAGTTTGATTTCTTTTTCCTCAGCGAAAGTGTTTTGATTGTTGAGCCGTTTTTCGGCAATTCTATACCACTCTTCCTGCGGAACGATTGTATAGCTGCCATCATCGTTAAGGTCAACGTCATCGCCTACTTTTGCGCCTGTGTCGGTCACATCGACAAACATCATTGCAGGAGAATGAGCTAATCTCCATTCCTCAAACGTCATATCTGTGTCATATACTGCCCTTACTCTGCCATACATGACATGAGCTATTTTTGCCATACATACCCTCCTAAATCGTCACATCTGCTTTATGGGTGTTGATTTCATCAGACCATGCTATAACTGCATCTTTTATCCATCTGCCATACAGTGTATAGCTCTTGCCAGCAGTCACACCAACGTATTTAGTGAAACTGCCATTGCCATATTGGATTACAGTATTACCAGCACCCTCTGTTTTACCACTTGTACCTACATACGCAGAGTTTGTTGCTTCATCACTCCAACCATCAAAGCCTGTACCTGTTATCTTGATGATTTTTACAACTGCAGGAATTGTAAGCGTATAAGATTGTTTCCCGAAATTACTGCTATAGTAATTCCATACACCAACGCTTACACTGCCAGCCGCCACATGCTGTTCTAATTTGACATCATACGTAGCATCTTTAGTATATGTGACATCTACATCAGTGTAATAAATGTCACTGTACTTTACTCTGTACGTTGCGCTAATCCCCATATCATCCGTCAACGTAATTTGTCCGTTGGCATTTGTCATATGGCTATCGCCGTTGATTTCTACCTGTTTATTTTCCAGCATTGAACCATCAGGCATTTTTACAGTCAGGACAATGCTAACAGCTCTGTAAATCAGCGGTCTGTATGCCACATCTGTTTTTACAGGTCTGTAAGCATCGCCATTAATATAAATTTTGTACTGCATAATACACCTCAGGAATATACAACCAGTTTGGTTTTTGCGCTGTCAAGGTCGACTTCTTTCCATGTGCCGTCAGCGCACAGATATCTGATGCTGCTTCCGGCAACAGGTGCAGGCACAAGGCCAGAGGCGCCATTAACGGTAGCCGATGCACCGGACATCGCCACGATAGCCGCCCAGCTACCATCACTGCGCAAATAACGCGTGCTGTTGCCTGCAGCAGGAGCCGGGACAAGACCGCTTGCACCTGCAGCCCCGGCCGAAGCGCCGGTCATCTCGTTGACAAAGGCCCACGTTCCGTCGGCCTGTAAAAAGCGGTTTTTCGTAACGCCGCGGCCCGGTGCCGGGACAAGACCATGGACGCCGCCCTGCGCAGGGGATGCACCGGTCATATCTTTAAGGTCCGCCACGGCAGATGCTACATAGCTATTGACGTAGGTTATTGTTGCAATAGCCGATGTGTTAACGTACGCAGTAACGTTGGCAGCATTGCTAAACGATAACGCCACGCCTATTTCCTGACTGATTACTGCAGATGTGCCCTTTGGCGGGATGTAATCCGGGTTTGAGTCCTGCGCTACCGCGTACAGTATCTCGCCGTCATCCGGATCGCGCGCATATACGCCAAACTCACGCAGATAATAGCCGCTGGGTACATTGCTGTTATCTGTCACGGCTGCAATCACGCAGGCGCTGTTGTTTTCCGAGTAACTGATACTTGCAATAGGCAGCGTCTGTACAGGCGCAATTAGCGCTGTAAGGTCCTCAAGGTTCTGCCCGCTGCTGAGCGTACCGCTGCCAATCTTGCATTGTGTAAGCTGCATACGACTGCCGGCATCAACCTTGGCCTGCAGCTTAAGGCCCTGCTTGGTCAATACCGGTTTACCCCAATTTGACATTAGCGTACCTCCGTTTATTCAAATTCGATTTCGCTTCCGATATATACCGTCACCCCGTCGGACAAATTGCTTGTCTCATAGTAGGGGATTTCCTTGACGTGTATATTATCTCTGAGGCGTTTGTTTTTTGTTTCCAGATAGCTGTCCTCAAAAGCCTTTGATACAGCCTCATAAGTGCCGTGGTATTCTTCCTCCGGCACGTAATCACTGACCTTTTTTATCCCGCAGCCTATATAGCCGCGGATATCCTTCGTTTTTTCAAGGCGCCCGAAAAGGCCGGCTTTATGGACAATCAGGCCTTTTAATTCGCCGTCGCGCATATCAGGTCACCCCTTTAGCCAGGATAAAATCGGAGGGCGGGATTACCGTATACACGTCCTTGTCAGATAAGGTTACCTGCACATCGTAATAGTATTGGCCGCAGGCAAGGTCAGCTGTATCGGCCGGAGCAAAATCAAACTGTTTTTCCTTTGCCTCCAGCTGCAGCACAGCAGCCGGGCTGTCGATATCCTTTTTGACCGTCAGCACAGCCCTGTCAGCCTCAGTCAGCAATACAGGCTTGTTCTGAGCATCGTACAGCTTGAGCTTCAGCGTGGCGCTGTCGCCGCGTGTCAGCGTTATTCTGTTTTTGTGCGGTCCGTCATATTCTATGCACAACATATCCGCTCACCTCCCTCATATCCTGAAAAATAACTTTTTATGCTGGCAGAGCACGCCAGCCGTATAAATTTTGCCTTCCGGGCGATAATAAAAAGTCATGCTGTCCAGCCAGCTCCGGATATTCTTGGCGCTGTTGATAGCTTTGACCATCTCAGCCATAACCGCTTCATCCGGGATAGATTCCTGCACCATGCGCACTTCGAAATGATACGGCTTGCCGCCATATTCATACCATTCCAGCACCTCGGCGGTATCAAAGGCTGCGGAGCAGACTTCTTCGACCGCTGCGGGAGTGCCTTTATAACGGTGGCGGGCAATGGCTTTGCGTACAAGCTCCCGCTTCTTCGCGATGTCGGCCGAAACGTCATAAAAATCGACGTGATATTGCCACGCCAGTTCGTCGACGATTTCTTCCGGCAGCTTTTTGAGACGTGGCAGGATTAAGACAAGCTCAGCCTGCTCACCCAGCTGCGCCAGCCTGCCGGAGATGGCCTGCACGATATTCTTTACCGTTGCATCGCCGCTGATGGAGCTTGGCAGGATGCGCTGCAGGGCATTGTCCTTAAGCTCAAGCATCCTCTATCCCTCCCAGCGTCACTGTCTTTGTGCCGCATACAGCCACCTGTGTATCAGTTGTCACAGTAAACACCGGAGCCGTCACGGCAACACGTTTTGCGCCTGCGGCCATCACTCTCACGATAAGCTCAGACGGATTGATATCGCGTCCCAGCTTTGACTTTTGCCACAGGACGTAATCGTCAACGGCCGCATTGACAGCATTTTGGATGGCTGTCGCTTGTGCCTTGTTATCGCTGGCGATGTAATATGTCAGGCTGAGGTTATAGGTTACCTGTTCCGGAGCCAGTACGCTGATATTATCAGTCAGCGGCCTTACCTTTTTATCATCAAGCGTTGTCTTGACCTGCTGCAGCATCTCATCGCCGGGCAGCTCGCCGCCAGCCAGCAGCGGCCTTACCTCTACCTTGCCCGCTTCCGGCGACCATACCGTAACGTCAGCAATTTTTGTTGATGCCCTCTTGGCATGGTAGATATAAGCGCCCTCGGGGCCGGCCGTGCTAAAGTTTTCCGGCGCAAGGCGGATATCCTCACGATAGCTGTCGTCAGACTGTACCTCAGCGCCGCCCTCGGAAGTAGTTATGTTTGCCACGCTATCCACATAAGGCACCGGGTCGACCAGCGTCTTGAGCTGGCCAGCCACATAGCCGTTACCCAGCTCGCCTTTTGTCAGGCAGGTGGCGCTTCCGTCAGCACTGGTTGTGCTCGCATCGATTACCAATGGGGCATCTAATGCAAAAAACACATTATCGCCTGCCGTAAAACGTGTACCTGCAGGGATGATTGTTGCCGTCTGCAGCTTGGCGGACAGCTTAATACGCATGGTAGTCACGGCAGCTTTTGCCGGGATGCGCTCAACGCCTACCAGCGCTCCCAGATGGTCCAGATTGTCACCGGTAGCGTATCTGAGCAAGTTCTGCTTGCCGGTCTCATTGATTTTATTGAGCAGCAGCACGATGAGCGCCGCTATCGTCAGCAGAAACAGCCTTACCGGGTCGCCTTTAGCTAACGTCTTGCCGGTGATGCCCTCGTATCTGCCGATTACATAGCTTTCAACCTCATCGGCATCAGCATCGACAAACACGATATCTGCCAGGTTATCTAATTTACTCGTTGTCATCTTTTATCCTCACCTGCACTTTCGGGACCAGCACGCCATCATCCGTGCCGGTAAAACTGATTGATGTTATCTCTACACGCGGCTCATATTTTTTGATGGCCGTAATCATCTCAGACTGCAGCTTTGCCTGCGCTACGTTGAGCGGCAGGTCGAGCATCTCAGCATCAATGCCAAAATCACGGTCAAGCGGCACAGAATATTGTGTAGTGGTAATGATTGTACGCAGATTTTGCAGGATTTCCGCAACTTCTGATGCTGGTGCAAAATCAATACCTTGCATTGGCTGAGCTAAAACATCATAAATCATAATACTTTCATCCCTCCTGCGTATTCTTTCAGCGTTACGCTTACTTTAGCACTCATAATGCTGCCATACTTGCCCCAGAAGGAAACGCTTTCATCCAAGCTTTCGATAACCCACATGTTATCCGTAATCAACTTACCACCGATAACCAAGGGAAAATATTGGCCTGTATCACGAAGCTTTCGCAGTTTTTCAAGCTCCTTAGACGGGTTTATGCCCTGATCAGCACGCAGCTGCATAGAAAAGCTAATCTTCTCTACATCCGGACCGATAAACTCAAGCACCGGCTTATCGCCAATAATATCATGCTGCGCCCAGCGCCCTGCGCTACCACGCCCATAATCATCGAATGTACGGATAAAGCGGCTGGATACTATAAATGGTATATCAGCCATGAAACCTACAAGCATAATATCAACCTCCAATCATTACATTGCTGCTCCCCGCCGCCACACTCCCACCACAGCTTATGCTGTCCCCTATTCTGCCAGCAGCCTTGCCATTGATATAAACACTGGCGCTCCCGCTGGATATTACTCCGCTATGCGTCGGATGCGCTACGCACCCATGCGGAGCGTAGCTGTCGCCAACGCGACCAGCACCTTTGCCATTAATGATAACATCAGTGCTTGCTGTAACAAGCGCTGTAGGTGCGCAGGCATCGTGGCCAGTGTCATTGTCGCCTAAGCGTGTTGCTTTTGGCATGTTAATCACCTCCTTCAGTTCAGCAAAATGTTAGCACCTTTAATAATTACATTTCCCTTTGCATTAATCTCGATGTTTCCGTTTTGATACCTGATAAAGCTACCGTCGGCAAATGTAATGCTGCGCACGCTAGCATCACTTTCCACCGGCGCATCCTGCGTGCTATAAAAAGCTCCTATAACAAAGCCTTTGCTAATGCCACTGCCACTTGCATTCGGTTGGAAGATACACAGCACCTGGGTTCCGACCTCAGGCAGCCAATAAGCTTTCGTCTGCCGGCTGCCAATAGTGATGATTGGCAGTTCAGCGCTCACCATATTGTCCTTATCCTCAAACGCTACGCGTGCGCTGCATGATGCGCCATTGACCGCCGA